GCAATGCACGCAGTCGCGTCTCGATGTGCTGACCCTGGGTGCACCGGCAGGCAATATCTTCGCTTGCCGTACCGGGCAGAACGTGTCGTCCAACAGCGGTACGAACGGCGACAACTACACGCGCATGACGAACTATATTTCGTTCACGATTGCCTCCGCTTTCGGTTATGTACCGGGCAAGGTGCAGACGGTGGATTTGCGTCGCAACGTCAAGGGTTCGATGGATGGTTTCTTCGCCAATTTGCAGGCGCAGAACATGATCGGCAACGTCAACAATCCGACCGCGCCTGCGTGGAGCGTGCAGATCAATGCGGCGAACAATCCGATGAGCCAGGTCGCGCTCGGCTATATGCAGGCGAATGTGATGGTGACTTATCTGAGCATCGTGCGCTATTTCCTGGTGAATATCGAAGGCGGACAGTCGGTCACGGTTAATCCCGTCTAAAGCGATGAAACGAAGCGGCGAATGCGCATCGATGCGGTTCGCCGCATTCCTCATTCGCCGTAGTTGAAATGAATTTTATCTTTAGGAGCAATACATGCCGCAATCAGGCTTAAACATCGGTAATGACGCGCGTTTCGATATCCACGTCGGGCCGGGCAAGATTTTGTCGTTGCCGACGCTGACCAAGTTCACGTCGAAGAAGGTCGCAAAGAAGCTGACCGTCACGCCGCTGGGTGGCTTGCCGATCCACATGAGTTTCATGGAAGGCGGTTGGGAAGGCAGCTTCGAAGTATCGCGTGCGAGCGGCGAGCTGGATTCGTATTTCGCGACCATGGAGGCGAATTACTACGCCGGTGCCAATCAGCCTTCCGGTTTCATCCAGCAAACCATCAGCGAAGTCGATGGCACCGTCAGCACCTTTCAATATCAAGGCGTGGTGTTGTACTACGACGATGCAGGCGATTACGAGGTCGAAAAGAACGTGGTGCAGAAGGTGTCGTTCATGGCATCGACGCGCGTGAAATTATCCTGATTTTCGATAGATGGAGATAGATGAAGTATGAGTGAAGAAATCAAGCACGAAAAAAATGACGACGGCGTGATTCACGTCACAGCCACCGGCGGCAAGGTCATCGGCATCAAGCGCCCGAACGTGCTGGCGCAATACAAGCTGGTCGATGCAATCGGCGACTCTGCCGAGAACCGTGTTTATCTGAACATGTGCATTCCGCTGATGTGGGTGGCATCCATCGATGGCGTGCCCGTGCCGCAGCCGACTTCCAAGTTGCAGATCGAAGGCCTGGTTTCGCGCCTGGACGAAGATGGCATCAGCGCCGTGTCGAAAGGCATTGAAGAACACTTCACGCGCAGGAATGAGGTCGGCATCGCAAAAAAATAGCGGCGGACTCCGGATTGCGTCAGGTGCTGCGCCTGACGAAGTCCGGCGTCCCGTGGGAGGTGGCGATCAATTTATCGTCGGTCGAACTGTTCGCGTACTGCGTGGCGCTCGGTGAGCTTGAAGGCGGGAAGTTCAATTGGCGGCGTTTGGAATGGGAATCGAACAAGGCATAACGATGGAGCAGCAATGAAAGAATTCAAGTCCATTGGCGAGCTTATCGCCTCCTTGAAAATTTGCCAGATCGCGATGCGCGAAGATATGCAGACGGCATTGAAATCGACTGCGGAAAAGCTGGTCGATACATTGAACGAGCAGCTCGAAGACGATGCGACGGGCGAAGCTAACAAGAACGACGCGACGGTTCGCGCTTCGGCGGAAAACACAGAAGCCGGGTCTGTGGCGGAGAAAGCGGTGCAGCGGCAGATCGAATACGCGTTGCGAGGCGATGCGGTCGTGATCGGCTCCGACGATGACGATGTCGTCGCGCGTGAACTCGGCTCGGGCGCACAGCGTCCGCAGCCGTTTCTGGAGACGGCATTGATCAAGGCGGTTCCTGAAATCGAAAAGAAAATCGGGGTAAGCCTGACGGCAACATTGGCAGGTGAAGCATGAGCGACGGCTACAAAGTCAGTATAGAACTGGAGCTTGAAGACAAGTTCACGACCGTGTTGACCAAGGCGATCGACGAGTTGGAAAAAGCCAACGAAGCGATAGGCAAGTTTTCTCCCGCCCTGGAAGAGCTCTCAACAACCGGCGAGGAGCTTGCAGACAAGCTGGAAGAAGCGGCGGATTCGGCCAAGGAAATCTTCAAGGCGGAAGGCCTGGCGGAAACCGTTCGCCTTTTCGACAGCCTGGCCAAATCGTCGGATGCGTTTGCGAAAAGCATGGAGGCGGCGCTTGCCGCGAGCGCAAAAATAGGTGCGCAGCATCCGCTTCCCAAAAACGATTCTCAATCGCCGACGCCTGCACCGGCGGCGGCTCCGGAGGTACCGAAGGAGAAGATTCCTGCGGCGAAACCGAAGGAGGGTGAAAAGTCTTCATCGGAGGGATCTGCCATCGAGATGTTGATGGCGGGAGCGGGAAAATTTGCGCCTGTAGCTTCGGTCGCGATCAAGGCGGCGAAGGTGGTGATGGATGTGGCGAAGGAAGGCATCCAAACCAATCTCGACATGGAAGATAGCAACAAGCGGGTAGTGACGAACCTGAATGTGCCGCCGGAGCAGAGCGCAACGGCGATCAGGAGTTTGCGTAGCAGCGAAAACAACATGTCCGACGAAGTGCGCGTTGCCATCGATGGAAAGTTTGCCACCCTGGCGGAGGAACGTTACCAGCGCAGCAAGGTCGTGGGAGAACTATCGGTTGATGATTTCATTCAGCAATCGCCGATTTACGAGCATGCAGCCGCTGTCTTGCATGCGACAAACGATGAAGAGTTTATCGGTGCGGCTAAAAACTATAACGAAATCGCCGAGAGAGCAGGTATCACTGGTATCGATCAGGTGAAGGCTTTTGTGGGGGACTTGCTGAATGCAAGCCTGACCGCAAAAGTCACCAGCGAGGAACTGAACGATACCTTCAAAAGTCTTCCCAACCTGGTCGAGAAGAACAAGGAAAATCTCGCTGACAACATCATGGCCGGTGCGGTGTTCCAGAAGCAGGGGCTTACCGACGGCAAGAATGCCGAAACGCTCAACAAGTTGGCGGCGATCAAATGGCCGCAGGTACTTGGAAACGAGACGAAGAAAGACAAGGAGACGCTGGAGGCGATGAATCGCCTGGGGCTGTATAACGGCACGCAGGCGACGTTCTTCAGGAATGGCAGTGCCGATATGGCTTTGCTTGCTTCGACGTTGGCGAAGGCAAAGCAGAATCTGTCGGAGGACGTATTCGGCGCTTCGGTGAAGAAAGGCTTTGGCGACGGCGAACTGGCCGAGTCCCTGAGTGAGATGTATCTCAACGCAACCAAAGGTGCCATCAACGCCATCGCGCGGATGAATCCGGCAATGCTCGACAGGAATGCCGAGAAGGGACTGGAGAGCTTTGAGACCGGCAATGAGAGTAATAGCCGGTTTTGGACGAATCTAAGCCAGGGCAAGGCGAGTTTGACGCAAGGCCTGACGGGGTGGTTTTCCGGGGCGACAAAACGTGCGGCGGATGGCGTGCAGAACGATTTGCCGGTCATGGAGAAATATCCTTCTCGGTACCTGGCAAGTATTTTCGTCGGTAGCACGATGGGACCGGCAATTGGGAGATTGCTGCTACCCGATATGGCGCCAAAGGGCGTGCAGGAGAAGTCGGGAAAGATAGGCAGCCAGGCGGCGCAAGCGGCTACATCGCTCAAGAGCGCGTCTGTGGATTCGCCGCTTGATGTGCGCAATGCGAATTTGTCGACGGCGATTGCGAGCGGCAATGTCGCCAAGCTGCCCGCCAATGATGGTCAGGCTCACGCGTTGAAGACGGAAATCAAGCAGGCTGTGATGGATGGCGGGCGCGAGCAATTTGAAAAATCGCTGTCGTCCTTTGCCGACCGGATCAAGCCGACCGTCAAGACTTCTGTGTATCTCGACAGCAAGGAAATCACGTCGCATTTAATCAGCGATTTCGCACTCGGCACTGCCGGTATCAATCCGTATGGAGGGCTGCTCGCTCCCCAGGGAAGTTCAATTGGAATAAAACCATGACGGAATCGACCAAACTTAAACTGATGGTACCTGGTCAGGATAAGGCATTCGAATTTTTCGGCGCCGAGGTACCGGATAAGATCAACTTCGGCGGCACGCAGATGTTGAGTACGCAAAAGATGGTGGGCGGATGGCGCATCGTCGATGCGATGGGCGGCGACGATGCTGCGATCAGCTGGAGCGGCATATTTTTCGGCGACAAAGCGCTTGCCCGCGCACAGTTTCTCGACCAGGTGCGCCGTAGCGGCGCGGTGTGCCAATTGACGTGGGAGACGTTCCAGTACGCGGTGATCGTGTCCGAATTCAAGGCGGATTTCAACAAGCGCTTCTGGATTCAGTATTCGATGAGTTGCACGGTGGTGCAGGATGAATTGGCGAGCGTGCAGGTCGCGCTCGTGGCGTCTCCCGGCGATGCGCTCCAGTCGGACAGCGCCAGGGCCTCGCAATTGTCGAATCAGATCGGTTCTCCTGCCATCACTCCGGCGACGCAATCGGCGTGCAATGCATTGACGTCCGTCACAAGCGCTGCACAACCGATCGCAAACGGCCTGGTATCGCTTGGCGGGACGCAAAGCGGACCGCAGATTGGGCAGATATCGACGCTGTCGGTGAGCGCTGCGTCGGCGATCCAGGCGGCGAACAATCCGCTGGCGACTTTGCAAAATTGCGTGAAGAACGCGATTGGTGCGAACGAGCAAACGGTCGCCGGTTTGCCGACGCTGGGTTACATCAATCCGACCTTGCCGATGGCCGGGCAGGTGAACGCGCTGGTCGCGCAATGCAACGCAGCGGCGCAATTGCCGATGCTCTATGAGTTGAAAGCCGTGGCGGTTCGCATGCAATCCAATCTGGCATTGGTGGCCGACCCGGCGGGCAACAATCAGTTCGTGGCCGGTGGCGGCAATCTGTATCAATTGGCTGCGCAAACCTATGGCGACGCGACGCGCTGGTCCGATATCGCGCAAGCGAGCGGCATCAACGATCCGATGATGGTGGGATTCAACACGGTGACAGTGCCGCAATGATTGCTACAGGAGACGCTACAGCAAGCACTACAGCAAGCACCGCGGCAGGACCTGCTGTCGCAAGCGATGCCCAGGGCCGCACGCCGCGCTGCATCTTGATAAATGGTGACAGCGCAATTGCGTGGACCAGTTGGACGCTCGAACACACCGGCATTTATGAGGCAGGCAAGGTGCACATCGTGGTTCCGGCGACGTATGCGAAGTGGCCATGGTGGACGCAGCAAACCGAAGTGATCATCGATTTCTACGTTGGCTTTCCCAGCGATCCCGATCATTTTACGAAGGCCGATTTGACCTTGCTGATGTCGGCGCGCATCGACAGCCTGAGTCTCGATCCGGCGACGGGGACGATCACCCTGACGGGGCGCGATTTGACTGCGCTGTTTACCGACAAGAAGATCGACGCGAATTTTCGCAATTTGACGGCAAGCCAGGTCATCGAAAACATGGTTGCACAATTTCCGGCTTTGAAACCGCAGGTATCGCCGACGACATCGAAGATCGGTACCTACTACGATGCGGACAAGGTGCAATTGCATCGGCAGGTTTCGATGTGGACCTTGATGACCTATCTGGCCCAACGCGAGGGAATGCAATGCTTCGTATTGGGCAAGACGCTGTACTTCGGCAAGTTCAATAGTGCGGCCATCGGGAGTGCCACGAGCGGCGCGCCTTATGTAATCGGCTTTGATCCTCCTACCAGGGATAGACCTTATCCGGTGGCAAACGTGACGAAGCTGAGTTTTTCGCACAACTTGTCGATTGCCGGCGGTGTGACGGTGCGCGTGCGCAGCTATCACGGTGCGCAGAACCGGGTGAGCACCGGCTTTGCGCCCGCGACAATGCCGAAGCAGGTGGTTGAGAAAGGGGCCAAGCCGACGCAGAGCAAGCTCTCGCACGACTATATCTTTCCCGACTTGACGGACGATCAGTGCCAGGCCAAGGCAAAGGAGATACTCGACCAGATCGGCAAGCACGAATTGAAAATGGATGCGACGGCACCAGGCGATTTGTTCCTGTTTCCGTGGACGCCGGTGAAAGTCGGCGGAACGGGAACGCTCTTCGATACGACTTATAGCGTGGTCAAGATCAGCCGCAGCTTCGACAGCCGCGGCTATACGATGACGATGAGTTGTCAAACCGATCCGGCAGCAGAAACGGTGCAATTAACATGATTCATCAAATCAAGCGCGTGGTGTCCGAGTTCTTGTCCACGATCACGTTGACCAAGTACGGCAATATCACCGCGTACAACCCGAACAATTACACGGTGAAAGTGATGTTGCAACCGGAAGGCATCGAAACCGGCTTCGTTCCGCTGGCGACGATCTGGGTTGGCAACAACTTCGGTGCGGTGTTCGGTCCCAATATCGGCGATGCGGTGAAGCTCGATTTCATCGATGGCAGCGTCCAGGCGACGGTCGTCAGCGGAAGGTTTTACAACGTCACGGCTCTGCCGCCGCAGGTGCAATCGGGGCAGGCGGCGCTGGTCGATAGCAAGGGATCGTTCATTCGCTTGAATAACGACGGCACCATCACGATGAGCGCACCTGATGGCATCACGCTGACGACGCCGACCTTGACGCAAAACGGCGACTTGCAGGTCAACGGCAAGGTCACGGCCAGCGGCGATGTGACAGGCAACGGTATCAGCCTGGACAAGCACGTACACGGCGGTGTGCAATCGGGTGGCAGCACTACGGCAACGCCGCAAGGGTAGATCAAGGGCAGGGATGCGAAAAACGCGTTCCAGGCCGCAGGGGAAAACACATGGCAGGGGAATTTCATTGGTATGGCCTCGACATCCAGTTCGCGGCCAATGGCGACGATGCGTCCGCAAACGGCATCCTCGAAATCAATCAGCGCATCGTGCGCGAATTGATGACGGCGCCGGGAGATTACATCTGGGCACCGAACTATGGCGCGGGGCTTGGGCGTTATATCGGCAAGGCGATGTCGGCCGAGGTCTTCGCGGAATTGAAAGCGCTGATCACGGCTATCGTCGTCAGGCAACCGGATGTGCAACGACAACCGGGACCGCAAATCACGTTCCAGGCCGATGCAACCGGCTTGCTGTCGACGCAAATCATTTATGTGTATGCGCCGACCAGGCAGCCGGTGACCGTCGTCGCGCCACCACCTTCAACTACGACTTAAGCGATGGCAATCAATACACTTTCTTTTACGACGCTGGTGCGTCAGCAGGTTGCAGCGATCCAGTCTGCCTGCTCGACCGTGTTGACCTTCGTGGTCGGCTCGCTTGAGTTGGCACGCGTGCAGGCGATTGCGGGCGTGTCGATGTGGCTGCAATCGCTGGTGATGCAATTGCTCAATACGACGCGTTTATCGACGTCGGTCGGCAGCGATGTCGATAGTTTTGTCAATGACTTTGGCTTGACGCGTGAAGCGGCGGTGTCCGCTAC